GCGCGCACCGCGATCTTCACGTCGATGTGTCCGTCGCTGACGATGTCATAGACCTCGACAACCATGAGGTAGCCGTCAGAGCAGTCGAGCACCGGCCATGTGAGTGGAGTGAAGTCGAGGGACGTCAAGAGGGTGTTGCCGTTCCTGACGCTGCTGCGCCCTGTGGGGACACCGCCAACGATCTCCTCCACAACCGTGTAGGCGGACTGCTCGACCGCATCAACGATCATTCCGTCCTCCCCGACATAGTTGATCGTGAACGCGGCGCACAGCGAGCACGGATCGACGTCGTTGACGTCCACCGGCTGCACGGGAGCCGGGTAGAAGAGGACGTTCATGCGCGACAGGGGAGTGTCCGTGTGGATGTCGAGGATCGGCAGGATGTCGCTCACGCTCGGCACCATCCCGGGTGGGATGTAGATGCCATATCGCCGCAGGACCGGGCCTGAGTTCTCGCCACAGACCGTGTTGAGCAGGGGCGCGCTGGGCGGGGCCGGGATCGGATCGCAGGCCGGGTCAATGATCGAGCCTTCGACCAACTCTTCGCAGCGCGGGATCGCCACCGGGAGCGAGAACCCAACGGCCGAAGGATCGACCGCGTCTCCGAAGTCGACTCGCCCGACGGGCACCTCAGCGCTGTAGGCGTAGGGGCGTCCAGCGACGAGGGTGAACTCCACCTTCACCATCGCGGCCCCGCGCGAGGCGTACTGCTCGATGACCGTCGGCCCAGAGACGCGAGTCACCTGTCGCTGGGTGCGGCCATACGGCCTCGCGTTGGCGTCCAGAGTCGCACCAACGGGATCGGTGGGCAGTTCTGCGCTGAATCCTTCCAGCGACGCCCACGAGGCCGCGCTGGCCTCCAAGACGGGGCCTTCCTCGGCGAATGTCCATGTCTGGGAGGCAACCGAGTAGGGGTCTGCGTCAATGGACCGGACCCTCCACGTCATGTTGCCTTCCCTGCACTCGTCAATGGAGACGCTGATCTCCCCTTCGGTGATGCTGCCCTCCGTCGACGCGACGACGACTCCGTCGATCAGGGCTTCCACCGCGACCATGGCGTAGTCGTCAGGGTCGCTCGGCTCGTAGATCACGCTGGCGGAGTAGTCAGGCTGCCCCTCCCAGCCATAGGTGGCGGTCGGGGTGTTGGCGAATGACCCGTCGAAGTAGGGGCCGGGTCCGACCGCTGTGGCGACCTCTTCCAGAAGGGTGTCGTCAATGGTGAACGAGGACAGCGCGACGTCATTCATCGTGTAGAGCATGAAGGTGATCCCAGTCGTCCCGCTCGGGGTGACCGCGACAGAAGAAGCGCTGATGGTGGCCTCTCCCGAAGTCGGAATGGTCACCGTCGAGCCTGAACTGACGAGGGTAAAGGCACCTCCAGTGGCGTAGACGTGAAGTTGCACATCCAATGGATCCCCAGTGAGGTTCCCGACCTTGCACGACGCGGCGTACCTCTTGCCTGGGGTAGATGAGGTGCGGTACTCCGCAGCAAAGGTGCCGGACACGGCGTCCGTGGTGACGACCTGATATTTCCCAGTCGACAGCAGGCCGCCGCGCGAGTTGTATTGATCGCCAACCAGATTCCCGTCAGTGTCGGCAGCAAGGAGCGTCGACACTGACTGCCCAGTGGCCCCGCTCCACGCGTAGGACCATCCAGTGGGCGCTCCTGTCGAAGACCCGTCGAAGTAGTCACGCAAGGGGACGTCGCGCTCGGCGAGGACCCCAGTGGCGATGATCTCTTTCGTGGTCGACCACTTGGCTCCCGCAGTGTCCACCGGCACGACTCGAACCGCGATGGAGTCGACGAACGTCGGGATGGTGACCCCAGTGACCGACAACCGCTGCAGCGCGCCTGTGTCGCTGACAGTCGGGGAGGTGTAGGGCGTCCCGAAGAGGACCCCGGCCGAATAGGTGGCCACCTCCAGATAGAACTGAGGAATGTCGCGCGCCATCGCGTAGGCAGAGACGGTGAAGGTCCATCCCTCGTCAAACGTGACGCCGGTCGTCTGCGCCGAGCCCAAGGCGAGGGCGGTGTCGTTGACGGTGTCGGCGCTGGACGTCGAGCGCATCTTCACGGCCGACGAGATCCCTGCCGGTGCCCCGAGGCCGCTCAGGTTGGCGAGCCGCTCGATGGGGTAGTTGGCGGCGTTGCTCACTCCCATGGCCGTCCATCGAGTCAGCGACGTCTCGCCGGTCGGATTCAGCGCATAGTTGGTGCGCAGTGTGATCGCACCATTGGACGGGTGCCGGTAGGAAGGGTTGGGGATCAGGTTCTTGCGCAGCAGGGGAGTCGACGGCTGGTCGAAAGCCACCGTCATCGTGGACGGCCCGGACCCCACCGGGGTGATGAACCAGATCTCCCCGCCGACCGCCGCTGGCGTGAACAAACCATCCAAGGTGAGGGTCCCGCCATTGGCAGTCCACCCGCTGGCGTCGATGGCCGTGAAGGTTCCCACCTTGTCTGGAATGCCATATGGGTCAAGGCAGTCAGGACATGCCGAGAAGTAGGAGAGGCTCCCTCCCTCGCAGGACGAGCCGCGCCGGAGAATGCGCGACAGCCACCGCTGGCCGATGGCGAGCGCCCGGTCGTCGACGCCCACAAGGAGGCCGCTCACGCGGATCTCGCGGGTGCCCGCCCGGGGACGGTCAACGTAACCCCCGTCCACGGACGACTCGATGACACGAGTGGTGATCGTCGCGTCATCGAGGCCAGAGACTGACAGGGGATAGAAGCCGACGAAGCCCCACGAGTCAGGGTCGTCCGGGTCGAACCACTCGGGGCGGTCGAGCAAGGGGGTCCGATACGCCGACGCTCGCAGGATCTGCGCGCGAGTCAGGGCGCTCGTGGGCCGGTTGATGACGTTCGGGAGCCCCGAGCAGGGGTAGCAGTTGCGCACCGACAACATGGGGACGAGCGAGGAACTGTAGGCCGCGAACCGTTCGCTGTTGATGATCTCGTGCCCATCGAGCGCGAGATAGCCGTCGTAGGCCACGAAGGCTCCTCTCAGTGGAAACTGCTGGCGAGTCGGTCAAGCACGGACTCGGCCACGAGTTCCGGGTTCGCGTTCGGACTGTTGACCACGATAGCGCCGGGCTGGATGACGATGCTGCGCGCTCCAGCGATCCCACCGCTTGCCATGGCCGTCTTGCCTTGGGCGAAAGCCGCGACTTCCCGCACGGCCGGGGAGATCAGTGACAGGGGCCGCGTCAACGGCACCACCATCTCTGGACCGGCTTCGCCGATCAGGGCGCGGGTTGGGCCGAAGACAACACCACCAGTGGCGAAGGCCGTCTGGCCGCCAGCGGTGGACCGCCCGATGTTCGATGCCTGACTGGAGAGGCTGAGCATGGAACTGACGACAGCCCGAATGTTTGCGAGCCATCGCGTCGCGGTGCTGTAGGCCGCGCTGAATGCGCCGCCAATGGCTCCGGCAAGGCCAGAGAGGGCGGAACTGGCCGCGCCGGGAACGCCAGCCAAGCCCAACTGGGTCGCTTGGGGGAACAGTTTGAGGATCCCTTGCGCGAGGCCGTAGGCCTGTGTGAACGGATTCCCGATGAGAGTGGGCAGAGCGGCCAGAGCCCCAGTTGCAGCGGGACCGCTGCGCCCGAGTTCCGAACTGACGCTGGACGGCAAAAGGGAGAGAGGGATCTGAGCCAGCGTCAGGCCCAATGTGAACGGGTTCGCGACGGCCAGCGGGAGTCCGGCCAGAGACGTGGTGGCATCTGTGGGGATGCCGTCGAAGATCGCCTTCAGGCGACTCTTCCCGCCACTCGCCTCGGTCTCCGCGCCAGTGAACCACTCGGCCACCTTCTGCCCACTCGTGCTGGACCACTCTCCCATCTTCGCGAGGGTGTCCTGCGTCCAAGTGCCAATGGTCTCCACCATGCTGGTGCTCGTCTTCGAAGACATTCCGCCAAAGTGCTCAGACCATGACGTGATGTTAGCCTTCGACTGCTCGTACCATTCCGCCTTCGGGCCGGGCGTCGAGTTCTGCGTATCGCGCTCGGTCTGACGGAAGGCGGCGCGGACGCGCTCCTGGCTCTTCTCAACAGCGGACGCCATGGCGTCGAGTCGCCGCTGCTGCTCCTTCTCGTCGGCCTGAGAGGGTCCGCCACCCGTCAGTTTTGACCAACTGTCGGATGCGGGGAACTTCGTGTCGAGCGACGGGGTGGAGGACGATTTCTTCGAACTCCCACCTCCGACGATGGCGTCGATGAGGGTCTTGGCGGGAAGCATGACCTTCGTGAGAACCTCCACGGCTCGCGACAGCGTCTTGATCGCCTCGGCCATTTTCTTGGCACCTTCGACGATTGTCAGAAAGTCTGATCGCGCTTTGTCGGTGTCGAGATTCTCCAGCGTCTCGCCGACATTCTTGATGATCTCCCACAACTTGTCCGCCAACTCCCGGGCATCAGAGAAGAACTGCTTCATCTTCTCCTTGCCATCGGGACTCCCCAGCCATTTGTTGAACTCCTCCGCCTTCCTCGACAGCGTGTCGAGCATGTCGTTGCCAGCATTGGCGTCGCCGGAAGTGAAGATCTTCCCGATGGCCCCGGCGAGGTTCGAGACGATGCCCCACAGGTTGTTCGCGGCGGTCCACGCCTGATCCATCCACGTCTTGATCTGGTTCTGCCCCTCCAGCGAGGTGGCCCACTCACGGAAGCGCTCCATGAGCCCGTTGAAGGAGGACGCGAACCGCTCCGCGACCGGGAGCACGCCAGCAAAGAACGAGACAAGGCCGGTGCCGAGGCTGTTGAAGGCTCCGCCCATGTCGGTGAAGAGACGAGGGAGGGACCGGCCCCACTCGGCAAGGCGCTGCTGGAACTCGCTGTTTTGGACCTTGCGGCCGAGGTCAGCCATCACTTCGCCGAAGGCGGTGACAAGGCTCCTCATGACCGGCTTCGCCCCATTGATCGCAGGGACGATGGTGTCTTCGATCTGGGCGGCGACGCGGTCGGACTCCTCGCTGGCCGAGTCGCCCAAGTCAGCGAAGGCCTTCTTGATGCGATCCAGTGAGGCCGCTGCCTTCGTGCCCTCTTTGCCCATTCGCTGGAACACGAGGAAGGCCGCGCCCAGCCCAGCGGCGAGACCGGCGATGGCGGGGCCGAGCGCCAGCAGGCCGCCGACGATGCCGATGGAGATCGAGCCGACAAGCGCAGTGAGTGCCCCGATGAGGAGCCACAGGCCGGAGACCAAGATGGGCAGGGCGACCGCCGCAGCGGAGACGGCGACGGCGAGTGCGGCCAGCCCGGCCACAGCAGCCGGGGCGGCACGCGCGGCGAGAGCGCTGAGCGCTTCCATCGTCGAGGCTCCGCCCAGCCTCAGCACCTTGAAGCCTTCGGCGAGTTGACTGACCCCACCAGCCAACTTCGACATGAGCGTGAAGGGTACGGAGAGCATGTTGACGAGTCCGCCAACGGCGCTGCCGAAGAAGTTGAGGAAGTTGTTGCGGCTGCCCTTGCCGAAGATCGTCCCGACGAAGCCACCGCTGCGGTTGATCCTGAGGGCGATGGAGTCGAAGGCGCCCTCGATGGAGCGGACACGAGACCTGACGCCGCGAGCAAGGGCTTCGCCAGCGGTCTCACCGGCATGCTCGAACTGGGCGGCGAGGCTGGTGAGTTCGCTCCTCTTGAAGATGGACCCATCGGACTTCTTGCGGAAGACGAGCGAGTACTTCTCGGCGATGGAGTCGAATGCCTTGTTCATCCGGTCGGCGTGGACGATGGCGTCGCGCAACTCGATCTGCTGAACCCGTCGCGCCTCGGCGACAAACCTCTCTTGGGCAGCCGCCATCCGATGCTGCCGGGCGGCGACCTCCTTCTCTTCGGCCGCGGCGATCTTCGCCAACTGGCGACGGCCCTCCTCGGCAAACTTCTGCTGCGCTTCCAGCATCCGCTGCTGCTCGGCGGACCGGACCTTCGCGGCGGCCAAGGCGGCCTTCTCGTCGATGAGCCGTTGTTTCTCGGCGGCAGCAAGGCTCTCCGCGGCCTTGGCCTGCTTCTCCCAGCGGTTGATCGCAGCAAGGTGTTCCTTCTGCTGCTTGGCCGTCATCTCGCTGAAGTCGTTGCGGATGGAGTTGATGACCCCTCGGAAGTTCTCCGCAGCCTCCGAGGAGTTCTTGAACTCCTTCGACCACCGGGTCAGGATCTTCGGGTCGACAAGGCCACTCGCGAGGCGCTTCTTGACAGCGGAGATCTGGCTGTCGGCGACATCGTCGATGAGCGCCTGGAACGCCTGCATGTCCCGCTCAGAGTCCCGCGCGGCCCGATGGAGGGCACGGCGCATCTGGGTCGTGTCGGCAGTGACGCGCACATACGCCTCGCCGACCATTTCACCGCGAGCCACGGGAAGACACCCTTCGCTTGGAGAGCATTGTTCACAGGGTACTGCTCGACGAGTCAGCCGCCCACAACTTGCGCGTGGAAGGCCGCGAAGGCAGCGCCCTCTGCGTCAGCCTCTGCCTGCGTGGGGCGACGCGGCTTGTCATTGCGTCGCTGGCTCGGGAGCGGGCTCAGAAGGGCTTCGTCGAACGCTTGGATCGCCTCGGCGTCGACTTCAATATCCCTAGCCTGCCCGGTGGCCCAAGCGTAGATGAGATTGATGAGGCGATCCGGCCTCAGATGGAGTGGCTCGACTCGTCGGCCAGCGCACCATCCGTCAAAGGCTCGCCATCGGTCGGCGGCGAGGAGGAGGAGGTGGGCGACGGTTCCGTAGGGTTTCCGGACCACTCCTCGACGAGCCCGAGGAGGATCTCGTAGACCATCTCTTCGTCGAACTCGTCCTTGCGAGAGAAGAGCCGCCGAGAGAAGTGCCGACGGTCGTCGTCGGACTCCATCCAATCGAAGAAGCAGTTGATGCTGGCGGCCGTCATGCTGTGACCGGTGCCCAACTCGAAGTTCATGACGAGCATCGCCATCTGGGCACTGGTGGGCGGGAGGAACGCGACTTCACGGCCGTCGATCTTGATCGTGACCGGCTCGCCGATGTGTGATTCCTCGTCGTTGGTGTTTTTGACCGAGGTGGTGAACTCGCGCATGTGCTTCTCCTGTCGTCCTTACGAGAAGCGTAACCGTCAGGCCGGACGCACCCACCGGGCATTGACCGCCGACGTCCCCATGACGCTGACCATGGCCCGAGTGAGGAAAGGGTTCGCCCGCTGGCCCTGCACGCCCTTCTTCGTGGCCCTCGGCCACGGGTTCCTCGCCCCGGGAGTCCACCTGCCCGCGCTTTTCGGGCCGGGTGGAGCGCCGCGGAACCTGTGGAACCCGAAACTGTCGTCCGTGCCCTCGTGGACGTAGATGCCGTAGTGGACGTGGGCACGGACGATGGTGCGTGAGCGTCGCGTGCCGCCAGTGGTGTGCTCGCGCAGGGAGCGAGCCATGCGCCCAGTACGAGCGGGTGCCTCTATTGCTGCGCGACGACGGATCTTCTTCCCTTTCGAGTTGGTCCACTTGTAGACCGACCCTCGGGGCATGGTGAACTCGCTCATCTTCGCGTCGAAGACGGTGACCCTGACGTAGACCCGCGACATGGCTCAGACGATCCGCCAAGTGGCCATCCACGCCCCGCCAAGGCAGTCGCCCTCTGGGCCGAACGTGGTGAACTGCTCCGGCCGCCCCTGATCGGCCACCGTGTCGCAGCAGGTGATGACCTTGTGCATCAGGCCCATGTCGCGCACCAACGTCACATTGGCATCGAACTGCTCGGCCAAGGTCGGCGGGTCTCCCAACTCGTTGACCATCGGAGCGCAGCGCGCCACCCCCACCTCCAGAGTGACGTCGTACTGCATGACGCAGTCGTTGAACTGCTCCTCGATGACGGGGATGATCCCAGCCAGTCGAACCCACGCCTGTCCTTCGCCACAGAAGTCAAGGACCGCGTCGGTCCCGGGGATGACCCCACAGAAGCAAACGGCCGGGACTTCTCCCGCTTCAGCGGCATTGGCAAGGGTGGAGCAGAGGCATGAGGCGAGATCGTTCATCAGCCCTTGGACCTGCTGCTCGATGAAGGTCGGCACGTCAGCCTCCGAAGGTGGTGACGCGGCCCGGGCGCAGATCCGGCGACCAGGCTGTCGGCGGAACCTTCAGGCGGTGCGGGTTCTGTCGCGCAATATAGGCGTCGACCTCCCTGATGCCCGTGTATCCCTCGGGGAACATGCCTTGCTGGATGGACATCGTGATGCCGCGTCGAGTGATCTCAGTGACCCCGGAGGGCAACTTGCACTTGCGGTCGCCGGAGCACGCCTTGGCGTACTCGCAGGCGAGGATGCCTCCCACGTAGGCCCCCCACGCATCAACGGGCGTGGCGGGGAGAAGTTCGACGGTGAACGTCCCGACCTCTCCGGCCGGGAGTCCCATGTCTTGACAGGTGGGCCACTGGTGCCCGTCCTGCCGCACCAGCCGGGTGTAGTCGTCGACACGGTAGGCAGTCGGGGCGAGGACCACTCCGTCGATGGTGACGTCTCCGATGAAGCCGACGAACCCGGGCAGGATGATCTCCGAGACGGCGGTGCAGGAGCAGTCGGTCTGGCAGCCGCAGGCGTTGACCCATTGGCCATCAAGGTTGATGTGCGGAGTGAACCCGGTGAACGGCTTTGCGCAGACCGGGCTGCACGGCCGCAGAACGACGGGGCATCCACCAACTGAATAGCCGGTGAGCATCCGCAGCGTCTCCCCAGCGAGTGCCATGGCCCGGGCTTTGACTTCGGTCTCGTACTGGTCGAACTCAGAACAGCAGTCGGTGTTGATCGGCCAGCACGAGGACGGCAACTCTGGTGCGGGGATACTCACGAGTCCTCCTAGGAACAGACGAGGGGGGTGGACACAAGTCCACCCCCCTCATCATGCCGCACTCAGGCAGCGGCCCAGGCGGTGCCGGTCCAGCGCGCCTTCGACCCGTCTCCGAGCACGACATGCTGTCCAGCGGTCCACGCCGTCGTCGGATCGGCCGTGATCGAACTCGCCTGCAACTCCGTGAGGTTGGCCGGGGGGTAGGAGTCGGCAGGACCCCAGGTGCCCGGGTTGCCCGCGGTGGCGGTCGTCGCCGGAGGACCAGACGCGGTGCAGTCGCACGACGGCTCCGGGGGAGCGATCGTGGTGTACTGCACATGCAGGTGGTCCTTCGGGTCCATCGCCAGCAGCAACGGGCTGGCCGTGCCAGTGGCGTCCGGCACGACGTCGTAAGGGCCGACGCCCCAGCCGGTACCATCCTTGGTCGCCGCGTTCTGCAGGACGAAGGTGACCGCGCCGTTTTCGATGGTGAAGTCCCCGAGGACGCCACCACTGATGAACGGCAGGAGGGTGTACCCGAACGAGCCGCCCGCGTTGGGGTCGTCACAGACGATCCCGGGGACGTTCGACCAGACCTCCAAGGCGAACCCGGCGCCCTTGACGTCCACGCCCGTGTTGACCCGGAAGCCGACGGCGACACCGAGTCCGTCGAAGACGACCGACTGGTTGGTCATCATCGCGTACAACTCGGGGTTCACGTCACAGAAGGTGACCTGCACACCGTAGCCGTTGAGGGTGGGGCTGGACGGCTCGTAGACGCAGTTCTCGCCGGAGGCATTCTGCACGGCGATCTCGTCGGACTCGGTGACGTTGGCGGTCAGCGCAACCGAGACGAAGCCCTTCGTGGCAATGGACGAGCAGCCGCTCGGAGCGATTCGTCCACAGGCGTCGAGGCGGGTGACTCGCATGATGCGGCCACGCACCAGAGGGTAACACTTGCCCATGTCAGGACTCCTTCTTCGGCGCGGTCTTCTTGGCCGCCTTGTCGGGGTTCAGACCCGCCTTGTCGACGACTGCCTGTGGGGCGAGGAAGTGCCCCTCGGTGGTGGTGCGCACCACCGAGGGGGACAACTTCAACTCCTCAGCAGCCGCGAGCAGGAGGATCGCGTTGTCGGAGGTGAGCCCTTCGACCTTCACGTCGCTCATTCTCGTGACCTCTCTTTCCTTGGTCCGGCGATCAGACCGTGAAGCAGGCGGCGTTGGACGCCTCGCCGGTCACGCCACCAGCGCAGACGACGATCTCGACCAACTTCGAGGCGTAGCAGTTCTGCAACAGGAGGAGGCCCTGCTCGAAGAACAGGCCCGTCATCGTGTTGACCGACAGCGACGCGGCGTCGTAGACAGCGTCGAGGCTGACGACCTCGGCGGTGCCCTTGACGAAGGTGCCAGCGGGGTAGACCAGCAACTGTGCCGTGGCCGGGTAGCCGACCGCGTTGTTGGCCAGCGACTGCCAGTTGAAGATGAACTGGACCGAGACGTTGCGCGCCCCGAAGTAGCGGGCGATGTCCGCGTCGGTGACGGCCAGCAGGTCGACACCATTGCGGCTGGCGAGGTCGGCGCGGATGACGGACTTCAGCCAGTGCGGGGCCTTCACCTCGATCGTGTGGCTGTCCGCGAGGCGGTACTGCTGACGAGTCGTCTCCGCGACCAGTTCCACGGCGTTGAGCGCGTTGGAGCCGACGGAGCCGACGGAGCCGGTGGCCAGCGCCGTGCCGGAGGCCGTGACCATCTTGTTGACGAGGTAGGCAGACGCCCGGTGCTGGTGCGCGATGAGCGCCTTCGCAATGGTCGACTTCACCAGTTCGGGGTAGGCCGCATTGGTGAGCAGCGGCACCTTGATGCAGATGCCGATGGCGTCGAGGCGGACCTCGTCGAAGTCGGGGCAGTCGACCTCGTAGCAGGTCTTCGTGGTCCCGGCGATGGCCTGAGCCTCGGTCTGGGTGAACCCGGCGTTGTAGATGGCCGAGAAGTCCGGACCGGAGGTGTAGCGCACGCCACCACGGGTGACGGCGATCTCCGGCAGGTCGAGCAGACCATCGGTGGACTCGTCCTGACAGAAGTCGTAGAGCGTCTCGGACGGGGCGCACCAGCCACCAGCAGCGACGAGGGAGCCGCCGTCGAGGGAGGTCTCCTTGGCCGCGGAGGCGACGACGGCCATGTCGTCCTTGTTGTCCGCGATCAGGTGGTCCGGGAAGGACAGGCCGAGCGAGGCGACGCCATACCGCTGCATCTGCGCACCCTCGATGCCGAACTGGCGAGGGAAGCCCTTGGAGCGGTTGACGAGGGCCTGCGCGACCCCGTCGAGGCCATCCAGCACGGAGCCGGTGGCGAAGTGCGGCACGTCGGCCGCCGCGGTGATGGTGACGACGCTGCGGGTGGGCGCGGGCGGGCGCTCGTCCGCGAGGCGCTGCACGGTGGAGGCGGTCACAGCCTGCTCCTCTTCGGGGTTGGGGTTGGTCTCCTCGGAGGTCTCCTCGGAGGCGGTCTCTTCCTCGTCGGCCACGGCGGCCTCGACGGGGGTCTCGGCCGGGTTCTCGACGGCGGTCTCGACGGCGGTCTCGTCCTCGGTGACGGTGGACGCGGCGACCCGGCGAGCCTCGCTGAGTTCGGCCATGGTGGCCGCGGCGGAGGCTCGGGCCTCGACCTCGGCGGAGAGGCGAGCGAGGTCGGAGGTGATCCGCTGAGCGTCAGAGACGTCAGCGGGAGTCGGGTTCTCGACGGCGAACAGGGCGTCGAGCGCCTCGTTGCCAGAGGTGATGAGGTCGTCGAGGCCCTGCGCGGAGAGTGCGGTGAGGTCCTCGGTCAGCGGCTCAATGTCAGCCATTGCTGTGTCTCCTGACGGAATGCCCAAAAGGGGAAGCGGGAGGGGAACTCCACTGTGCTTCGCACGGGTGGCATTTCGCGTGGGGCTATGCCCGGACACGCTGACGTACTGTGCAGACAGTAGCACCGCCAGCCTGTTTCTGGAACAGACTGGCGGTGCTATGGGGGAAAGTTCAGCGAGCCTCGGACCGGATGGAGCCGCTGCCGCCGTTGCGGACCCGCGCAGCCTGCGCCTCGATCTCGGTGTTGTAGGTGAACTGCCGCCCGTTCTGGTCGGTGTAGATGTAGCGGTACTGGGTGGCCTTCTTGCCGCAGTTGCAGGGCATGTCAGTCCTTCCTCGCGGCGGCCAGTGCCGCCATCTTCGACTTTGGGTCTCGCCCGGATTCTCTCATCATGGCGGCCATCTGCTCGCGACGACCGATGGCCGACAGCACTCCGTCGACGATGGTGTTGAGGTCGATGGGCGTCTCGGACAGTCCCGGGATGGCGATGCCGGCTGCAACCAGCGCCGACTGCTTCCCTCCGGAGGCGGCAAGGCCGATCCGAGGGATGGGGAAGCCGGGGACGTTGACGGCAAGCGCCGCGACCAACTCCAAGTGACCGCGAATGGTGCGCCAATCGCCCGACAGTGCCGAGCCGCGCAGGGCCGCGATCTGCTCGGGAGTGGCCGACGCCCGGACGGCCCCACTGATCCAGATGCCGTGCTCGTCTTCCCCCGCCGCAACGTCGGCGACGACGGTGCCGGTGTTGTCGTAGTGGGCGATGGTCCGCGAGGCGTTCAACCGGAGGTTGGCGTGACCGGTTCCCATCGTGATCTGCCCGACAGGGACCTCGCCCGTAGTGGTGAGGACACTGCCGGTGCGGAAGAACGAGTAGTCGGTCGGCGACGACGGCGGGGTGATGCACACGTCGCTGATGCCGATGTGGCAGGTGCCCCATGTGGCGAGATGGCCGAAGATGCGCCCGTCTTCAGTCACGACGATCGGCGAGGGGCCGGTCAGGAGCGGGTCGGTGAACCAGTCCCCGTTGGGGCGCTCGGTTGCGTCTGCCACGAGCGTGATGAACGGCCCGTCCGGCTCGCCGGAGGCGGTGACGCCCAGAGAGTGCTTCCGAGCGTGGTCGCCCGGCCAGAAGCCGAGGGCGTCATAGTGGCGGTTCGCGCAGTATCCGCTCAGGTACATGGGCTTGACGTACTTGGCGAGGTTGGCGCGGCAGCGGTTGAAGTCCCCGGGCGTTCCCCAGCCGATCTTGGCGGCACCCTTCCCGTGGGTCCAGTAGTCGCGCAGTCGATCCGTGTCGGCGGGATGGGTGAGCCAGCCCGGGCCGTCCTCCGTCTTCACGGCCGCCGCAACGCTCCGCTGGGCGCGTGACTCGATGGCAAGGTCTTCCCCCTCGGCAGGGGCGTACTCATCGGGCACGTCGCCGAGCGCGATGAATGCCTCGTGGAAGGCGGGGATGTGACAGAGGGTGGCTCCGGCGATCCGCGCCGTTGGGACGGACGTCATGATCTCGACCTCCATCTCGGGGTCGTCGATGGCACTGCCATCCGGGCCGGTCATCTCGACTTCGACGTCGTCGGCGTCGACGGACACGCCCATCCGGCCGCCCGATTCAGCCATGACGCTGATGACTTCGTCGACTTCAGGGACGGAGGTGAGCAGGCGTCCAGCGCCGAACACGAGCGAGCCCTTCCGCCATGCGCGCTCGATGGTCCCCACTCGCACGGAGCCGTCATGGCCGTCCATGTTGACGCGCTGATAGGACAGCGGCAGCGGCAGTGGGCGGGACCGCAGAGCGCCCGCGCCGAACTGTCGACGATCCCCAGAAGGCGTGCCTTCGGGGGCAAGGACTCCCCAGAACGGCACCGACTCCACGACGTCGATGAGGTCATCAGTGGGGGTCGGCTCGAAGTCGTCGTCAGCCATGTCTGCTCCCAAGGGGTAGGTGGTGCGTTCGTTCCCGACCCATAGTGCCAGTCGGTCGATGGTGATGGCCTCAGGCTCTTCAGCCAGAGTTGCCGGGCTGTCCGGGTAGCCGAGCGTCAGGTGGGGTGTCCACTGGGGGTATTGCTCGACCGAGTCCATGCCGTCCTTGATGACAGACGCGTCGAGCAGGACCTGTCGCTGTTCGGCAAGGTCGTCAGCGTCAAGGAAGAGCACATCCGCGTCCTTGTCGCCAAGGAGGCCGCGGCCTCTCACGGCGGCCGTGAAGGGCTTCATCGTCGCCGCTGCGGCAGCCACGGCTTCATTGATGAGCGGCCATGGCAGGTCGGCTTCGCCGAACCACACGGTGGTGACGTGGGCCTGATCCTCGGTGGAGGCCTCGTTGATGGGATCGTCAGAGGCAGGAAGGAACACCACGAGAGAACTGGTGCGGTCCTCCATGCTCGCGGCCAGCGCGTCGGACTGCGGCGTCAGGCCAACGAGGCAACGGCAGTTGAGTGTCTCCTCCGGAGGGGCGGACAGGTCTCCTGGGCGATCCATCGGCACACCGCCGACGGTGAACTTCTCGCCGAGAGGGACGCTCTGCCCATGCACGGCTGCGTGGGAGGCGCGGACGCGCTCGTCCTTGACGGTGATCCACGTCTTCAGCATCGGCTCGTCCTGCTCGCGCCCGATGGCGACGGCGGCCGTGTTGAGCACCGAGGTCGACAGCATGGCCGCGATGGTCTGGGCCTGCGACAAGATCGTGCTCGGGTCCGGCTCGGAGGTCTGGGCAAGCGCCCTCCGGGTGAAGACGCGCCATGAGGCGATCTCGGCGCGTCCCTCCGCTGAGGGAGAGCGATCTGTCTGGGACTGGATCTCGTCCCTGATGACCTGCTCGGCGCGGGCGACCAGAGCGTCGAGCCAGCCTCTCTGGCCATAGCGCCGCAGCGCATACAGGCAGGACTGCAGGAGTGACTCCTCCACTGCCCTCTGACGATCCCCTCGCGCATCGGCAAAGACATCGACGTCGGTCACGAAGACAGTCATGAGTGGTCCTCGAAGGAGGCGTCCACAAAGGCCATCATCTTCTCCCTGCTGTGTGGCGTCTGTGTTGTCAGCAGCGACTTGACGTAGGCGTCGAGGTTGCGGCTGAGCGCAGAGTGCGCGACGCCCACGTCTTCGACGAGCCGGGGGAGCGGGGTCCATGCGCCGTCGAGCAGTTTGCCGACCTCGTCCGAGGACGCCTTGACGTGAAGGTAGAGATCCTCGGAGGTGATCCCCTGTGGCCTGGACTGAGTGCTGTTCTTCAGTCGGTTCCCGGCCCGCTCCAGCGCCCTCCAGACAAGGGCGTCACAGGTAGCGCCGAGGCTGGCGCGCTCTGGCGAGTCGTCGCTATAGCCGCGCCTACGCGGACGGTCTGGCCGCTCCGGGGCGGTGCGGTTCGGGTGGCCGTCGAGGGAGCGTCGTGGCATCGGCCCACGAGAGCGGCGGCCTTCGTTGATGATGCCGTCGCCATCTCCGTCGCGCGGGTCTCCGGGACCGACACGATCCCCGGTCTGCCCGTCCGGCCCACGGCCGATGGAGGGGTCAATGGCCGGGTCGTATTCAGGCATCGGCAACTCGACGCCGAGCAGTTGCAGGGCGGCGTCGATCTGCTCGGGCGAGCCGGACGCCTTGCCCGAGGCGAGATTCGACAGGAGCCAGCGGCGGTAGTCCTCCTCGTCAGGCTTGTCCTTCTCCGAGAATCCGGTCTCCCGGCGCATCGCCTCGGGGCTGATCTCTCCGCGGTCGAAGAGTTCGATCGCCTCACGGGAGTGGTCGCTGCGGAGCCGCAACTTGGATGTGTCGAAGGTGAGCACCACCTTCGGGTCGTCGAGGACCTTCCGCAGCACGGCTTGCGTGAGGTCGGCGGCGATGTCGGCGAGAGCGGGCTCGATGTGGGTCTTGATCGTCGAGTCCTCGATCTGCCACGCACCCCAGTGGTTGACGTTGCCGGTGCCGAGGAGGATCTCGGGCGGCAGGTCGAGGGAGAGCGCGAGGCGGCGCATTGCGTTGTCGCGCTGGTTGATGGCCTGCTGGTCGAGGTCGTCCCAGAAGGTGAGGTGACGCACCTTGTCGACATACTCGCCGGGGACTTTGACGATGATCGGCGCCAGCGCCGACGGGTCGCCGGGGTCGCTGATGGAGGCCATCATGGTGGCGGTGAGGGATGCCATGAACGGGTCGACAGCACCGCCGATCATGTTCAGGGTGTGCTGCGCCGCTTGCGACGTGGGGGCAGCGAACGAGACCTCCGAGGGAACGATGAGCAGCCCGGCTCCGGCAAGGCGAGACCGGGCCTGTGCGCCAATGTGCTGGTTGAGCAGGGCGATCTCACGCAGGATCGGCAGGGCCGAGCGGACAGGGGAGTCGGCTTGACTGTGGAATCGCGGGTGGGGCCGATAGGAGCGGATGATCGCGTCTTTGGCCGGGATCGGGGTTCGCTTGCCGTCACCTTCGAGGATGAACCATGAGTTCTTGCCAAGCGATCCGACAGCCTGTCCGGCGACGACGCGCCACTGCTCTTCAGTGCCGCGATCTGAGCCGATGATGTAGGACTCGCCAACCATGAAGCGGTGCAGGCCGAGGGCGTGCAGCATCTGCGTCTGCCGGACCGGGCCGCCGAACAGGTTGTTGACGGTGGTCTTGACCCGCTCATCCTCGACAGGCCGGAGCACGTCATCCTTGTCCGGCTTGGAAGCGATGAGAGTGGCGCGAGAGACGGCATTGGCGAACCACGCGGAGGCGTAGCGCAGTTCTCCCGTGGTGTCGTAGAACGCCCACGCCTCGTCCTGCCAAGCCATGCGCTGGACGCCCTGACGATCCCCCTTGGGGACTTCGTAGGCGGCAGCGGTGAGGCTGTCGAGAGGAGGAGTCGAGCGAGCGATGGTGCGGGGCATGGTTTTCTCAGTCCTCGTCGTGGAACACGATCCATGACGCCGCGTAGGAGGCGGCGAGCCAGCCGTTGATGACCCACCATGCAGGATGCAGGTCGGTCAGGAGTGCGGCGGCCATGTCGACGGCAATCGCATAGGGCGCGAAGCACCATGGACAGGTCAGCAGCAGGCCCCAGCGATCATCGCCGAAGCGTCCCGCCCACCACATGCGCAGCGCGACCACGGGCGGGAAGGAGTCGGCGACGATGAGGCGGGTGAACCGCGCTGACGCGACGATCCCGACGAGTGCGGCGACGGCCCACAAGATGTACTGGTTCACTGGTTGACGACTCCCAACTGGCGCAAGGTTGCTCCTCGTAGGCCATTGTGCCCGGAGGAGAGGATGCTGCGTAGTTCCGTGGGGCTCGCCACGGATGCGGGTTCGACGATCTTTGCCACGGAGTGCATGGCGTGGACGAGGGCGTCGAGACGGTCGGGGGACGAGGAGCCGGGCACCCATGACACCAACTGGTCCTCCAACTCGCCAAGGCCGTGGGAGAGGTGGAACACCTT